ATGTTTCGTCTTTCATTTCTTTTGACATTCCTTACCCTCCTACGACAATACTACGCCAATATTTCTCTTGTGCTTGCTTTCCAAGTTGCTGTCTGAGTTACAACGTCCGTACCGGACCATCTTCCGCCATTAGTTATACTTATAACTACATTGCCATAAATGTACTGACTCAAACTTCCATTCGCTTCTTTTACTGTTTTTGTAATTGTAGCAGGTCTTTGATCTATCCCTAAACGGAATTCCGCTTCTTGTAGAGCGATATAACGATCTAAAGCGTCGCTTGTGCGCAGATAAGTTAAATTTCCAGTCCATCCTAGGTGGAATTTTGGGAAAAGTGTAATTCCATCCATTTGAACTTTTTCGTTCATTGTTGCCATTGAACTTTCCTCAAAACTTTCCAGAGACATAAAGTTTTGAGTTCCATTGCTATCTGTAAAACTTAGTGTTAAATCAATACCTGTACTTAAAGTATTTGCTGGCATTTTTTTCTCCGCAATCTTTCTTTAAAACTATTGGGTTGATATTTGAATAGAGATGTTTTGTGCTGCGTCTAGCGTCACAACCATATATAAAATTATTGAGAAAAGAACGACTTGCACATCACATTGCATAAATCCTAGCGAAACTCGATCCGGCGGATTGTTTGTCTCATCTAAAATAACTTTGAACGCGCCGGCCACTCCTGGGTTATTTACATCCCCAATCATTGGACCACCTGGCAAAGTTTCGTTAGCTAATACAGATAAGAAAGATTGGATTGTGTTTTTAGCCGATATCCTTGTACCTGGAGTTTGAGGCAAACCTACGTAAGCGCCCATTCCGCGAAGGATTGTATTTCCAAGAAAATTGATCATCCTTGGGTAATTGTCTTGATTAGTTTGATTGTTGCTACTAGTGTTTACACCAAGTCTAGAACCCACTGCACTTGCTGAAACAGGCAACCCAAATGTAATCACATCTATTCCAGCACTTTGAAGTATCGAGAGATCTGCATCTGAATAGGTTCGTCCAGACAATGATTTTTGAGTTGCAATGATGCCATTCATTGGTTTATTTAAAGCACTACCATCTGCTCTAATCGTTGACAAAATTCCGCATATAAATGACTGTGGGCTAACAAAACGAACAATATTGTTGTAAGGATCGTTTATTTGGCACCAATCACCCATGCTTAATCGAAAACCACTGCTAGATATTCCTGATGTCTGTTTTAAAGTTACAGCTCCAGCAATGTTTTCTTGAAATCCTGGCGCAATTGTTCCAATAACGTAGGGATACGATCCAGATTGAGAAAATGCAACTTGCTGCGTCCAAAACGTATGGTCATCTGCGTCTGCGAGCATAACAATGCTAGAGTTTGTGTCTCTTAAAGCATACATTCCAGTCCTTGTTAAACCGTCTGTTCCGACTAGGATTTCTGTTGATATTGGGCCACCATTTGTTCCACCGGTTAGTGTTTCTACCGTATTTAATAATGGAGGATTTTGCGCTCCTTGTGTCAATCCAAAAGTTGCATTAGTTCCCGTACCTCCGTTAGGAGAAAGAGCAGTTGGTGCAATAGGTGGATAAATGATGTAATCACCACTTTCTGAAATAACGTAATCAGTTATGCCGCCTGAAACATCAACCTCAGTTACTGTCAAAGATGTTGGGGTGTTGTATGTTCCGTCTAAGAATGTTAGAACATCTCCTACTGTATATCCTGTTCCTTGATTGTATATAACGGCCGATCCTGTTCCTGTTGCTAAACTTGCAGTAACTAGTTTTGATGGGCCTGAAAATGAATTTCCCATATTTACGGCAGTTACTACATTTTGCCAAAAAACATTACCGGTTCCGCCGATGTTGTCATAAACTTCTGGGAAACTACCTGTTAGGTAAATTGTTAACTTATAGGTTGGAACTGATGGCGTATAGCTTGAACCTTGTGAAAAAATAGCGTTTAAGGTATTAGCGGTCGTCCCAGTGTAAAGAGATGTTAAGATTGCGCCTGGAATTTGGTTAGGGCTTGTATTATCAAGCAAGTTACCTGTTGATGATGTGTCAGTCCCATCTGTTTCTCTCACGCATACAAATGTATTTGCGCTTTGAAGTGATGCCACGTAAACGGCTGTTCCTAAGTCATGCTTACTTGCTTGCGGCAATCCAAAATTTTGGATGAACTCCTGCATACTCCCGATAGTTATTGGGGAAGAAACTGGACCATATGTTGCGCCGCCGACTACACCTATAAATGAGGTGCTAACTCCACTTAAAACTTGTGTTGGCGCTTTTATCTGAACGTAAACATTAGGGACATTTAAAATCTGTGTTCCGTATGGCTGAATAGGCATAATTTTTCCTGTTTATTTTTTTATTACTTTATTTACCATCATTTTTTCGTTACATTCCAAAACTTTTTTAATTTCTTCAGCGTCTTTGATTAAATCGCCACGCTGAAAATTACGGAATGGACTTTTTACGCTTAGGATGTATTTAGAACTTTCAACCATTTCTAAACTATCGACCTTATTTGTTTTTTTATTTTCTTTTTTCATTTTTGTTTTTATGTTTTTACAATTTTTGCGTACCTAAATATAAGTTTAGGTTTACGTCTCCGATCGTGGCGAATTGCCCTGATTTAGTTGTTGGGTATTCAACCGCATACTCAAGGTTTCCTATAATCTGTAAAGATTTTTCCCCGTAATCGTTGAATATATCTGGCGGTTCCATTGGCCAAGCGATTGCGGAAAATCCATCAGGAAGAGTTAGGCGGTAATTTTCTTTGAAAAAGTCATCTACTGGGTTTAATAAGTTGTCCCTAACTAATGGCGAATTTGTCCAAAATCTGATCAAAAATGTTCGTTTTTGACGAGACAATTCGTAAGAAGACTTTCCATTTGTAATGATATTTACTGATAGAGAATATGGATTACTTGTAGTGATTGTTTCCCCTGTTGCGGTTGCCCCAGGGATTAGCAAGGCAAGATTTGAAGCAACGCTATTTATAGTATCGGTTGATAATAGGCTGTATGAGTAACCTGTGCCGTTGTATATAACCATTACTGCTTGCGGAACTGAAATCGTCCCAGAAAGAACAATCTGATTGTTTAAAACAATCGCTTGTATTGTTGGTTCTTCAATGCTGATTGCCTGATACTCTCGCTTAAAAGCGGTGCACATCTTTATTTTATTTGTCGGGAATATAGATATAAAAGCATTACCGGCAGACAAAACTGAATCTAGTTGATTTCTAATTGGCCAGCCTGATACGACTGTTACATCTACGCCAGCAGTTGACGGGCTAGATAATCCGTTTGGGTAAACGGCAGAAACCACATTTGTTTTTAATACGTTTAGAACGTCTGTTACGGTGGCCATTTGTCCTAATTATTTACGACCTGTTGGCATGTGAGCCGCCACCCAAATTCTGTTTTTTCGTTTACCCCAATCACGTAATCGCTGCCATCATTATCTTTTAAGATATCACCAGTTTTTATTTTAATATCTCCAAGATTTGGCAGTAATGCTAACCAACCAGGCTGGGATGTATCTGTAGGCAATTTATTTGGAGACGGTTGTCCAGATTTATCTTTTAAAATTGAAATTGGCATGAGTTCCATGATTGGAACGTCTTCAATGTTTGGGTAATAACTATAACCTTGGTCACCTATTCCGGCGGCACTTTTTGGTCTAATTATGCTAGCAATTACGTTGCATTGAACGCCTGACATAGGCATTTGATATTCTTTTGTTAAAACAAAATATGTTTCTTCGCCAACCAAGTAATCTCCTTCTTGTGCACTTAGCGGATAGCTCGAACTTTGCCCGTCAACTAATAGCCAAAATATTGCATTCCCTGGCCTATTAGACTTCATCCATTTCCAATCAATTGTTGCAACACATTTTATCAACCCAATCAGATTTGAGTCATTGATTGGGTTAAAAGAAGTTGCAGACCTATATAATTGAAAAGGCTGACCTAATTTTTGAGCAGCTTTTGCGTACCCAAATCTAATTTTCTGGTTGATTCCGGGGCCATCCATTAAATTATTACCCTGGATCTCGTGTTCATCATTACAGCAATTCCTTTTACACAAAGAAAATCACATAGATGCTGGCGCCAAGTGTTGTATAAATTCCATCTATCTCTAACTTCGTTTGGGTTGTGAACCCATACCGCAGCACTAGAAGTATCTAAATTTTCA